GGAAGAGGGGCTCTCCGTCCAAGAAAGGAATGTAGGTGGTATTACCATTGCTGTCCTTAAATGCTTTGGTTACATAACCGCTATCATCTACAACAGGGTTGGTAACAAGCCCGCCTTCAGCTAAATGCTGCACACTCTCTTCTACGCCATCATCCTCAGACATAAGTTCTGTCATATCGAATGGCAGCTCATCGTCTTCCTCTTCAACAGGAGCTGGCTCACCACCAACTCTGCCCTTTTCATGAAGCTCACCTAAGGCTTCCTTAGCATCATCCACCATCTTTTCGATGGTCTTGAGCCCTATGTACCTAACCACATTAGCGGGAATTACATACTCGCCCTCACTAGCCATGATGGGGACATCATCTGCCACCTCTTTAGCTGTTGCACCGGGCGGTGGAGTATTGTTTGTATTCGTCACTGTACCACCTTCTGCAAAACGAGGACGATTTAAATCTAAATCCTGCATTCCACTAATATCAATTTCTAAGCCTAGTTTGTTCATGCCGGTATTAATTGGCTTGCCTTCTAAATCTCTTAAAATCTCTGTACGAGCTGTTTCAATCATACCGTCAGTAAAATGTTGTCCAACATAATTATGCCACCAACGTCTAAACCCTGCTGCATCTTCGTGCATAGCTGCTAAAACTGCTTGGTCTCCATAAGTCTCCCCAAGCCTTTCAACAATCTGTTGTGTTGTTTCAGGGGCTATATCTTTGTAGTTCATCTCAACAGGTTTGATGCTGATTTTATCCCCAAGCTCTTTCTTCATCTGCATTAACACTTTGTTAACAGAATTAACATATGTAGCGAAGAAAGGACCGTTCTCTTTGAACATGTTCTCTTTGACTTCTTTAGTTTGGAAGTCTCTAGCCTCTACAATACGTTCAAAAGGAGGAATTACAACCTTATTCGTGCCCTTCTGAGCAGCATAACCTATAGCTGCTTGAAGCCCAAGACGAACACTATCTGTCGTGCTAGAGATGGGAGGCTTAGGAAGCTCCTGTAGCTTATCAGGAATCGTGTCATATAAGTCTTCAGCAGCTTCTTCTGCATAAGCCTTAATATTGTTAACGAATCTTTCTGAATAGTCTTGTGTACGCTCTTTAAGAAATGATGGATGAAGCTCAGCATAGGGATTACCCATATAGGTAAAATGTTCTCCCGGCCGGGACCCTTCTTTTATAAGATTGTTTAAAGCTTCGTGAAGATAGTGCCTGTAAATAAATTTAGCATCAGAATATTCTTGTGTGAGTCTAAAGGTGGGGTTTTCACCAGCAGCATGACTACCATAAATACCCTCATTCCTAGCTATATGTGGGAGGTCAATATCTGTGAACATTGACAAGGCAACCTTGGCCCCCTTATCAAAATCTACAGGATCAACTGATTTCTGCCATCCTTTTTGAAGAAGGTCAGATTGAAGCTCTTCTACTAGGGTATAGGGACCTTCAGCGCCTTTTCTAACACTCACTCTTGTATGGGCTAGAGACTGTTTATCGAAGTGTTGATGATTAGCTTTAAAATCATTCCCAACTACACTATTAGAGGTGATGGGGATTTCTGCATAATCAATCTCAGGGTCTTGAAGCCCCACTTTGTCTTGTCTCTGATACTCTCTGTAACCACCATGAGGGGAAATTTTCCTACTGGGGTCAGCTTGATTAATAAGCATCTTACCCTGAATCATTTGAGAAATGTCTTCTTTAGTATAGACTTTCTCAGGATCAAGACTTAAGCCAAAAGCATCAATCTCAGATTTACGAACATCAGGAGCTAACTGGGTGATGTCTTTCATAATAGACTTACCCTTAGCAGGAAGGTCTAAATCTGAAAGTGCTCCTGTTAAGGGACTAGTCCACACCATTTGATTGTCAAAATCCCAATCAACAGAGGTGTCTACGCTCGTCCAATCTTCATTAGGATGAAAATCATGTTGATCTGCATAGTCTCTTATTTGCTGATTAGCAAGGTCTGTGGCTTCTCCCCAATCCTGATTAAAATCCCCATCTCCGTGGAAAATAGCGTCTTCATCTTGCCAGTCATAAAAGTCAGTGGTGTACCTACCCCCAACGTTTTGAAGGTATACCTCATTGTCAAACGCAGCTCCATGTGCAGCATCTTGTGCTGGTGTAGCTGCTGCTATCCCTTGAAATTTATCAACATCAGCATCAGGCGTCACAACATCTTCTACAACAGGCTTAGGATCATACATAGGTGTGTGATGTGTACGCTTACCACCAGAGAAGGTTCCTAAAGCTCCTTCAGGGATTAGCCCAGCTTCACTACCACCAACACCACCAAGCCCCACCATCCCAGCGAAGTTGATAATATCCTCTTCTGTGGGGGTGTAGTTATTCATTGTGATATCACGAGGTAGTGTGAAATTATTCCAAGCGTCTAAAGCCCATTGGGGCATTGCCCACGAAGCATTTCCCTCGTCATCCTCTTTAAACGGCAGCACCTGACCTCTATTAGGGTCTTGTACCCGCTGTTGTATAGCATTCCACTTCTTACCAATCTCAACATCTGTTAAACCAAGATTGGTAGGAAGCTTCATAAACTCATCAAAAGAGAGAGGGCTGTTTGTCTCCGACATTTACTTTATCCCTTAAAAATTGAAGCTTACGAAGAGAAGCAATCATCCCCTGAGAACGAAGGAAATCTTCGTGTTTCTGATGGGTTTCCATGTTCTTATGAATGAGAGCTATTTCTTCGTCAAGATATTCTAGAAACGTAGTCCAATTCTTAGGATCGTTAACAAACGGTTTAAGCTTCCCTAGACTCATCCACCTTCTCCTGTATTATTCGCACTAAACCCCGGTCCACCGGGCGCAGGAGCGCCACCAGTGCCCATAGAGCCTCCACCACTACCGGGACCCGGCTCTGTGGAAGTGCCCCCCGGAGGCCCCTCAGGAGGCGCTGGCTGGGCTGCTTGAGCCTGCATCTGTTGAAGCAGGGCAGCTTGTACCGTAGCATCCGCAAGGGAGTTAGTAACCTTCTCAGGATCAAGATCAAGACTCTTGGCAATCTCACCAACGATAACGTCAAGCTTGGCAAACGGGGCGAGAATAGGATTAGACACTACCTGCAAGAACTGCATCAGTCTCTGGCTTCTCACCTCCGTCGCCATGAGGGATTCTGTCCCTCTGGCGTTAACCTCAAGGTCACCCTTAATATCAGGGTCATGATCAAACTGCATGTTGAAAGCGAAATAGGCTCTACCTAGAGGGCCGAGCAGATAGTCATCAACGTTCTTCACCACTGTACGAATGCTACCATTAGCAGCGTTCATCAGCATGGAGATTCCGCTCGCGGTGCGACCGGTCCCCTGTACGCCTGTCTGTCCATACGAATAAGAAGGAATGCCTGTACTCTCATCCGCTAGGACACGAGCCTTATCAAACATCATCATATTCTGCTGAGACACATTAGGCCACTGAGTGCCAAAGATGCTCTGACCCGGAGGTCCACCATTCCTTCTAAACACTTTGCCCGGATAGACGTTAAGGTCTTGACCGGGGGTGAGATTGGTCTCATCCACTTCAATAAGCAGGTTACCAGAAAGAACGCCGTTATCCACAGCCATACGCATGAAGCCGTTCATCAGCGTCTGTGTGTCATCCATGTTTTCAGCCACACCGACACCGAAGAAGCTATACGGATTAAGCTCGTAGGGTACAGCATAGTAAGGGATGCGAGTGGGCTTAAAAGGATTAAGAACCACCCTAAGGAGTTTTCCGTTACATACCCAGATGTTAACATTTACTTGATCCAACTCAGGGTCAAATGAAATCTTAACCCCCAGCTCTTCTAACTTATCTGTGGGGACGAAGCCCCAATATTCCAATACTTCATACCGCTCGACACTATCGGAGTTGCCGCCATCTTCCATATCACTCTCCCAATACTTGGGGTGATAATTAAAGCCATCTTCGATAGCTTCGTTGACACTCTCCTTGATGAACATGGGCCTGCGCTTTAAAGCACTAAGCTGTGTACGAGACATCTTATGACGCTCGATAGTCCACTCACATTCATCCATGTTAGCAGCATCAGGATCAGGATAGAAATTCCAGAAACTAACGTGATTACAGACAGGCACCGTCTTGAATGTTGGTGTATAAACACCATTTTCCCAATTCGGATATTCCTTGGTCTCTGCATAGGGACCCTTCATAATACCTGTGCCGAACAGGGCACACTCAAACGCCTGCGCTCTAAGATGCTTAGATGCTCCACTCTCGTCAAGCTGGTCTAAGATCTTCTTCTGCATCTTCTTAGCTGCTACATCAGCAGGGTGGAAGGTAACGGCGGAAGGAGTGGTGCCGGGTCCGGGTTGCAACTGAGCCTGAATGGGGCCTAACTTCTTTTCAAGAGGCCCTAGTTTCATTAGGTCTACCATAGTTGTGCCGGGTGGCACAGGTCCCGTAGGAATGGTGGGCTGAGCAGCGGGAGCACCCATTGGGGGAGCCATAGGATCGAAGGACACATCCTCCGAAATTCCCTCCGGTAACTTGGTCCTATCAACCGTTAATGGGAATTCACCATTACCGAACAGCACCTCAACTAGCTGACCGTAAGCCGCCAAAACCTTAGTCTTGGTCACCTTTACGAACACCCTGCTTTTCTCAGTTTCTGTAAACTGAACGTCCACACCATAGAGCCCACGGAAATTTCTGTAAGCTCGTAGAGCCCTTGTCTCGTCAGTCATCTTAGCTGTTTCAGCCGCGTGGAAGCGGTCTTGAACGAAAGAAACAAGGGCGTTAGTCTCAGGCAGGTCTTTATTTTCTAAAGCCTGAATCTCATCTTGCGGAGCATTAAGTTCCATAGAGGGGTCCATTCCCTCAATCATAATCTTCTGAACCATTACTACTCCTGTCAATATCCAAATGCCGCATCAGCGGGTCTGTAGACATAATCCGTTTCTGGATTATAATCAAAAATACTACTTCTCGGTCTGGTCATAATCCCATACCTAATTGCATCATAAAGATGGTCTTCAGCATCTGTGTCGATGTCTTCTACGTTATCTTTGTCTATAGGCAACACTGGTATTTGAGCAATACAATTAGTGCAAGTGTTAAAGAAAACCATACGAGGCTGTCCAGTCCACTCATCTATTTGCAACCTTCTATGGAATTCGTTTTTACCTGCAACTCGGCTACCCTTACTTCTATCTGAAGGACGCCATTTACAACCACGAACAACCATCTGTTCAGCTAGAGAGGGACCGGGCTCACCCCGTTGCATCCACATACTACTGTCCAGAACACCATAGCTGATATTCTCATCACCTTCTGCTTCTAGTACCATGTCAGCTAAATCGGCAGCTAACACTTTACTAACATACAATTCACGATAGACGATAAGCTGTCCATCTTTAGCAACGGCAAACCAGACAACCCCGGTGTGGCTACTATAGCCATAGTCACAAGCCCTGAACTTCCTCCAATTGTTGGGGATGGGAAAGGGCTCAATGACGTGAACACTACGGTTCCATTCAGGGAAAGCCGCTCCTTCAATAGCATCCCAATCTCCTTCTAGGAGCATTCGCCTTTGGGCTTCGGGAAGCGATAAGAGGTTGGCTTCATACTGTCCATCTTCAAAGATGTACGGGTTGTCTGAGAGTTTAGCAGGGATGAACCGTCTCTTAAACAGAGGCTGTCCTTCCTTACTATGGCCTTTAGGATATGTGAGGGGCTCACCTGTTTCGATGCTCTTAGCCCAGAAGGCTTGCCCCCAAGGGGCAGGATCAACGAACACTCTCTTAACCCAATTGTGGCCAATACCACCGGGGTTAGTAGTTGCCCTCATATATAGACCTAAATCTTTAGCTGTCGTTCTTAAACGAGAGCGTAGATAATCCCAACAATAGGGGGTGGGCCACTGGGTAAGCTCATCGAAAGCGATGTAGCTAAAGCTCTGTCCCTGATACCTAGTAACGTCTTTATCTTGTTCTAGGTAGGACATCCAGAGGACCCCACCACCGGGGACTCTAAATTCTTTCTTCGTCTCACTCCACTTAATAGTGGGGTAGATTTTACTGTAGAGGCTTCTGGCTTTATCAATAAGCTCTCTTAGCTCGTCTAATGTTTTACGAACAATCAAGCCTCTAAATTCGGGATGACCTAGGTCTCTAGCAGCGTCAGCAAGGATGGCGTAAGATTTACCACCACCTGCTGCACCACCATACAATACTTCTCGTTCACTCGCCGCCAGAAACTCTGTCTGAGGCCCCGGATTCGGAGCAAAGATCACTTCCGGCTGTATCTCCACTTCCGGGTCCGTTATCAAGTTTA